ATGTCATTTAATTTGGTAATGACAATACCATTGCCACGGAAATCATAGCTTAAAACATCGCCTTCTTGCCAGGCAAGATCTTCTAATACCTCATCTGGAAGCGTAATGAAACAATCACCATTATTATCTTCTTGCACTTCGATGACGTAATTCATTTTACTCCCAATAGTTTTTCAATTAGTTTATCAAGCTTTGTGTTGATTTGGCTAAGATTATCGTGCATCTGTTGAATCTCTCTAAGAAAATCAACTTTTAATACGTATTCCAAAGGCATACGCTTTACATCGTTTTCCAAAATGTCGATCCTTCTTTTTTGCGATCCAACATAATTAAACACTTGTTGGATCTGCTCTGATTGGCGACCAAGTATTTTGGTTGCCACCCAGCTACCACCAGTTACAGCAGAAACCACTGCTGTAATACCGATTGCGATATATTCGGGTCCCACAGTAATATTGGTATTTTTTTCTATTCTAAAAGTCAGTAATCAACTTGAAGCTTACCTTTTCGCATTAATCCGTTAATCATCCAAACCAAAGCATCAACACAATCGTCATGACTACTAACACCAAAGTTGGTAAGCTCTTCAAACATTGCAGTAAAGTTGCGATAACGATTGAAAATAATCTTGCGATCTTCAAACATACCCATGCAACCACGGAACCGTGCCAGCTTATCTGCACGGAATCCTTTGACAGGATGCCAATTTAGGTTATAAAGATTTTCATTGTTTAAACAAACGCGCTTAAAGTCGGCTTCCAGTGATGCCTGATACTGCACAGCTTCCGAGTAGATATCGCAGGTGGAATAAGTAGGGAAATAATTACCTTGTTCATCGCGTCCAAGGATGGACCAATCATTAAGTAATTCTTTAAGTGCATCAAGTTTTTCAAGATTACCCATTACTCGCAATCTGCGGTAATCAATAACATGAATGCGATCCTCAATGCGACCGCCCAAAACCATAACAGTATAATCATTTTTTTCTTTTGTACCAGCTGATAAGTCAACCCCTACAGCGAGCGTGTCAAATTCCGTAGAGATCTCAGCTTTAACAATAAGTTCTGGCGCCAGGGATAGTTCATTCTGCCTGACGATTTGATTCATGTACTGGAAAGAAAAAGCAATAGGTGCTTGTCGTTTCTTTTCCTTTAAATAATCCAATGACCACATATCTGGCCAGTATGAAATCTCATCACCTGTTTTGGGATCGGTAAGAATGGCAGACAACACAATCTGCATCCAATTGTTTTGTGGGTTAAAAGTAGTTGAATGAATATCGTCATGTCGAAAGCGTGTACCAAGACAGATGGCACGTGCTCCTTCAAACATGGTTGGTGCAATCACAGCATTCCAGTTATCCTGCATCTGCTTACGGATATCTGGATTAGCAATATCAGCGGCTGATTTAATCGCGTCATCAATGATTACCAAGTGAGAACGTTTGGATGTCACCGAACCTTTAAGGCCAGCTGCGCATAAAGTAAATTGCTCTTCACCTGTGGTATCAATACCAGCAAACTTATGGTCAATAGACCAGTACTCGTTACTGGTTACGTTTTTGAGAAGACGTACTTTAGGAAAAACTTCTTGATATCGTTTGCTTTCAATAATTCGTTTGATGGTTGCTGACTTGGAACGTGCAATATCAACCGTATAAGAAAGATAAAGAATTTGTAGTGGTTTCTTTGCCATGGTGTGTACACCAATGGCCCATGCAGTAAACAATCCAAGGATGGTTGATTTGGCTGAACCCCGTGGAGCCAGTAGATCAATATTGGGTCCAGCAATCTTTACTAAACAACTACTATCTTCTTGCGTTACAAAGTGCCGATGCCATTCTTTATGATGCTCGGCAGGTGGTTTATCTGCTACATACTCACAAAAGAAACCAAAATCATCCCTTGCTTTTTCCAGGGATTCAAGGTTTCGTGGAACTCTAATTTGTTGCCTGCGAGCAGCAGCTTGTGCATTACGTCTATAAGCAAGATGTTGATAAGCAGGCACAGTTAGTATTCATTCGTTATAAATAAATACTAACTCATTCGTCGTCCTCGTCCTCTTTCTCTTCTTTCCGTTTGCGATTCTTCTTTTGTTCCTTGTACTTCTTCGCTTTCTCTAAAGCGGCCTTCCGCTTCTCCTTGTCCGACATCTCGCTGCCGTCCTCCTTCTTGGCCTCCTTCTTTTTGAAGTACTCCAGGAGCTGGGGCGGCATTTTGTTCTTGCTCATTTTCTTTGTTATCTAATAAAGCATTCATTACTTCTTGGCCACGAGAAACCTTGGGATCAAGAGAAGTAGGTTTCTTGATACCAGCTGACTGTTCGCGGTTTTTATTTAATTGACGAACAACTTCAAACAAACGTCCGGCAATATTTTCTCCATATTCTGGAGGTTGCGGAGGTGGTTTTCTCATGTTATTAGTCTACGTGAATTATTCCTCTAACTGCATGTGGGACCAAACGCTCATTGATGCTTCTTCCAAGGGAATTTCAATTGGATCATCTTTAAAAATAGTGATTAGTTCACGGATAGCGCGATCAGCACCAGCCATTAATAAACCCTTTTTATCCTTGATTGAAGTGGAGAGCTCAACTTGAGCAATGGTACCACGTAACTCTTTTTGCATTGATGCAATACGTGCCACACCAGCATCACGCTTGACAAGGCCATTATCAACATCCTGCCTTAATTTGCGGATGTCTTCTTGCATTTCATCAATTTCATACAACAAGACCTTCCTGTGATCAGGTTTTGGATAGTTTTTATTCAACCAATGATCACAACCAGTGATGCTTCCGTTGTAACGCAAAAATCTGGCATAAAGATAACATTCAATCACAGAGAAGTTCTCTGCACAAAAAGATTTAAATGCTTCTTCTGTCGGTGAATCTAGGTTGTCTAGCCAACGATCAAATATATCAATATCGATATGCTCGTTGTGCCTGGTTGTAGTCACGGGCTTCGTCGCTTTCTCCGAAACGCTGTGCTTGCTCTGCAGACTTTCTTTGTTCTTCACCTGATTTACCAATAGTTTCCCTTTCTTGGGTACCAGCTTCTCTCATCTTTTCCTTAGATGAGCCAACAGATACATCTTGGAAGATCTTAACAGCTGAAGCAGCTTTACGCGCTTTATCCTCATCAAAGAATAGATCATACGGATCAGGATTTTCTGCGCTTTCAAAATAAAACGGCTCTTCTTGCATGGTTAATCTTCCTTCTGTTTATCTGTTTTATCTTTGGGCTTTTCACCAAAAGGATCTTTGCTTTCTGTAGTGCCAGTAGACCGCTCACGGTTGATCCTATCCTTGGCGTAACGGTAAGCAACATCAGCCGCTTGCCGATAACGCTTTAAATCAAATTCTTCACCGGAGTCTTTATTATCTACTGGCATTATCTACATAGAGCTATTGATTTACTTTAGATCAGAAATTACCCATCATGCCAGCAAGACCTGCGGCGAAGGTATCGCGCTGACGTGCACGGTTTGATTGTGCAGACTGACGCATCTTAGAACCTTCCAGGCGGCTAAGAAGGGTTTCAAAGTCTTGTAGTTCAGCGCGGCTCATGCCACCGCCATACTGACGCTCAAGCATTTGATCGCGCAGTTGCTGCGCTTCTGTCGCGCCCATGCCAGCACCACGGAGTTGCGTAGCAGTTGGTTGTGGCCGTGCAGCTGCTTGGCCGAGATTAATAGAGTAAGACATAAAATTACAAGCTCTACAAATTAATTTTAATGCATTTAACTTAGAAATTAAATGCGCCCATCATGCTTGCAAACATTTGGGAACCTCTTTGGATATTAGCAACTCTTCTATTACCTGCGTTAACAATTTTCTGTAGATCGATCTTTCCCTTGTACTCAGCTTCTGTTAAGGGGATACGGTTATCAACTTCGTACTTTAAACGTTCGGTTGCACCAGCTTCCTGTAATTGGGCAATTGCTTTGCGTGTATCCCATTCGTAACCAGTTGTTGCTGAATTAAGTTCAGCTAACGTTGCATCAATACCTTCCTTTTGGTACCCACCAAAACTACTGCCTCCGCCACCGCTGGTAGTGGATCCTGTTGAAATTGGCTCAACTAATTTAGGTTGATATGCTCCTGTTGCAGCTGCACTTTGAGTTGCAGATGAAAGTTTAATACCTTTATTAGCTGCTTTTGCGTAAACATCAGCCGTTGAAACGCCTAAATTGTCAGCGATACGTTGGATTTCTCCAGGGCCTAGTTTATTGCCTACGTCTCTTAAAGCTTGACCAATACCTCTTCCAGCCATTTTTACTCCTGTTAATTAAACTATTTTAAGTTAACTACCCATTGCCGCTTTAAGAGCGGTTACATTTGCGG